AGCATCTATGCAGTGCCGGATGCGAAAATCGCCGAGATACTTAAACCTGAAATTGAAACACTTCAGAAAAGCGCTGATGACGCTGTTGCCGCGATGGGGAAACTGACGCCAGAACGCGAAAAGAAAATCCGCCAGGCGTACGCCGATGAGGTCGGCGCCAATACCGCAAGGATGATCCGCAATGCGCGTGCTGAGTCGGTGTATAAGTTGCTCGGTATCACTCATTCAGAGATGATGCAGGCGATCACCTCCGCTACCAACATCAACCGCTTTAAGGCGGCAACGGAAGGTGAGGTTTACCGCAGCCTGATGCTCTTCAAAACTACGCCATTCGCTGGCGTGGCAAACATGGTTCGACGGGCGCAAGATCTGAACGGCATGAATAAAGCTACATTCCTGGCCCGGTATATAGCAGGAACGACCCTCGGCGGTGCCATGGCAATTCAGGTTAATCATC